TTTATTGAACCGAGCCGGTCGCACAATTCGTGCTGGTGCAGAGCTTGAGCGAGCAGCTGCAATGTATGCACGCGAACCTGTGCCATCAATGGTTTTGAAATCAAATGGAACAGCGTTGCCAGCCGATCGCATTGCTAAATTGCTTGATGCATGGGGCGCGGCTCGTAGAAATCGCGGCACAGCTTTTCTTAATGCTGACATAACAATGGAAACTGTTGGATTTACACCAGAGCAAATTGGCCTTAATGCTGCACGCGAAATAATTGCAACAGAATTGGCCAGAGCCGTTGGCATCCCGGCCTACTTTATTGACGCGCCGACTGGATCATCCATGACATATCAAAACGCCCAAACGGCGCGCCAAACCTTGCTTGATTTTTCACTTTTGCCGCTGATGAACAGCATTACCAGCAGGCTCTCAATGCCAGATTTTACGCCATCAACACAGCGCGTGGAATTTGATTTGAAGGCATACTTACGCGGATCAGAAAAAGAGCGTGCAGAGATTTACAAGATTTTATTTGACATCGGAGCAATCACTACCGATGAAATTAGACAGATGGAGGATATGATCTCATGAAGCTAACAACACCGATGCAAATTACGGCAGCTGATTCAGATGCACGCACAATCACCGGCCGAATCGTTGCATTTAATGAGCACGCAAATGCATCAACAGGCAAAGTTGTTTTTGCCCGTGGCTCAATCGCCGTCAATGATGTGTTTCTTAACCTTGAGCATGACAATACTCGCAGGATTGGGAAAAGTATCGCCATGAATGTGAATGATAAGGAAATGACGGCTACATTCAAAATTGCCAACACAACTGCCGGCAATGATGCACTTGTTGAGGCAATGACTGGATTACGCGATGGGTTCAGCATTGAATTGGCTGTTGATAATTACGAAATGCAAAAGGATGGCACTATGAAGGTGCTCAATGGAGAGCTCACCGCTGTCGCTTTGGTTACTGAACCGGCTGTTAGATCAGCGCGCGTTTCAGAAGTAGCCGCATCAGAAGATTCTGAAACTCAAGAAGTATCAGAAATAACAAACCCAAATGAAGGAGACAAAGTGGATAACACTACCGAAAACACCGCTCCTGCCGTTGAACCGGTAGAGGCTCCAGCTGAGGCTGTGCAGGCATCATCACGACCTGCCTATTACACAGCTCCACGATCACCGATTGTAAATAAGGTTTCATACCTTGAGCACTACCTAAAGGCAACAATTCTCCATGATGAGGATTCACGCCAATACATCAAGGCAGCAGATAACACAACAGGAACAGCTCCGGGCATGGTTCCAACACCACAAAGCACACAGGTTGTTAATGCATTGGCTAACGCTGATCGCGGAATGATTGATGCGCTGAGCCGTGAAACATTAGTTGGCGAAGGAATGACATTTGAAATTCCTCGCGTAACTGCTGTGCCAACAGTAAGTAACATTGCAGAAGGTGCAGCTGTTACAGAATCATCACTATCAGCAACATTTTTGAGCGTACCTGTTCAGAGCTTTAAAGGTCGCGCAATTTCGACTGTTGAACTCATTGATCGCAGCCGTCCAGAATATCTAACAGCTCTTTTGCAAAATCTCGAATACGCTTACGCAAAAGTAACTGATGAATTTGCCGTTGGCACAATTGCTGGTGCAGGTCAGCAAACAGGTGTTAATGCAAACACATCAACAGGATTTTTAGCTTACACATCACAAGCTGCCGGTGCTGTTTATTCATCATCACTTGGATTTGCACGCAACATCGTTGTTTCTCCTGGACAATGGACAAACATCATGGGTTACAACGACAATGGCGCACCTCTTTACAATGCGGCACAACCATCAAATGCGGCAGGAAATGTCCGAGGCGATAGCTTGCGCGGTGTAGTTTCACCGGGCCTTAACCTCTTTGTTTCTCGCTCAATTGGTAACGCTGGTGCAACAACATCAACCGGAGATTTCTCAATGGCTGTTATCAATCCAGATGCATGGACATGGTATGAGTCACCACGCTTCACATTGCGTACAGCAATTCAAAGCGATGGAACCATTGACATTCTTTACTACGGCTACGCAGCAATTGCTCCAAAGATTCCATTTGGCGCATGCTGGAACCAGACCTGAGCCGAATAACAATCAATCATCGGTAGCGGTCGCTCCCGAACGCTAACGATACGAAAGGAACCGAGATGCCAGCAATAGTTACAGCTTCACAGCTACGATCCATTCTTGGTGTCTCGGTTTCCTTGTATTCTGATGCACAGCTTGATTCATTTATTGATTCAGCTGAACAAACAATTTTGCCTTTACTGACCCAATACCAATCATCGGTGACATTTGCGAATGTGAGTGATTCCGTCATTTATTTCACAACTATCCGGCCAAATTATTTTGTGCCGGGGCAATCTGTCGTTGTTACCGGGGCCGGAACATACAACGGCACATATACAGTCACCGATGATCGGATTGAGCCTTATACATTTACAGCTGCCACAGCTGCCGCTGACCGGACTTACCCATTGCCATTTATCCCATCGGCAACAGCGACATTAAGCGGATCATCAGCAGCAGCTTTATACGCAAACACACCGCCAATTGAAAACGCAATTTTGGTCGTGTCGGTTGAGATATTCCAAAGCATCACAGCTCCCGGCAACCAAATAATGTCAGACACATTCCAACCGCAACCATTCATTTTAGGCCGCAGCCTCACAAATAGAGTCATTGGGCTTTTGGGGCCATTTTTAGATGTAGAAACGATGGCACAATGACCATTGAAGCTGACATCCGAACACCATTACAGACCGCACTTTCAACTATTGCCGCGAATGTCTATAACGGAATTCCAGAGACAATGACTAGCCCAAGCATTGTTTTAATTCCGGGAACGCCGTATTTGGAAAGCGTTTTAATTAATGGCGCAACAACCAAAGTCAAAATTAATCTTACTGTAACGGGTGTTGTTGCTTACCTTAACAATGCCGCAGCTTTAGACAATTTAGAACAATTGATGATTAATATTATCAGCACAATGCCCGATGGATATGAAGTCGGCGATGTGAATCAACCTCAATCATTGGAAGTCGGTGCAGGAAAATATCTTATTGCCGATTTACAAGTTAGCACCTACTACACCAACTAAGGAGAAATCATGCCAACAACAATCGTGACCGGCAGAGATATTACATTCACTATTGAAGGTGATTCGTATGATGCTCAAGCCACATCCGCAATTTTAACGATTGATTCAACAATTAATACATATCAGACACTTGATGGCAAGGCGTATTACACCACGGATTCGCAAGGCACATTTGCCGTTGAGATGTTGGCCGATTGGCCAGCTGGTGGATCACTATGTAACGCTCTATGGACAGCGGCAGATACCGCACCAAATACACCATTAAGCGTGTCATTCACAGCTGCAACAGGATCGGTTTTTGCATTTGATGTTCAGCCGGTATTTCCATCAGCCGGAGGCACAGCACCAGATGCACAAACAGTTTCATTATCATTCACTTGTGTGACTACACCAACACTCTAGGAAGGAAATCGGGAGCATGAAACTACCAATTACAATTGAATTCGTTACGGGGGAAAGCGCGATTTATACCGCGCTTCCACCGGAATGGATGAAATGGGAACAAAAAACCGGAAACACAATTCAACAAGTAGCCGAGAAATTGGGAATTGCTGATTTGATGTTTTTGGCGTACCACGCAATGAAACGGGAATTAGCAGGTAAAACTGTTAAACCGTTTGAGGTATGGTGCGAAACTGTAACTGACATTAGTATGGGAGAAACCGAAAACCCAAAAGTTACGAGCCGGGAACAATAAACCGGATCATTTGGGAATTGGCAATCACAACTGGATTGTCACGATCAGAGTTTCAAACAGCGGAAGATATTTTAACTGTATATGAGATTATGAGGAGTCGAAATGGCGAATAAATCAACCAGAGACACCGGCACATTCTCTTTTACTGTTGAACCTTTAGAATTACGAAATCTGTTTCGGCTTTTGTCGGCATTGCCAAAAGAAGTGCAAGATCAAGTCAGAACCGAAGCCGGCGCAATGTCAAAAAGACTTGCTGGACAAATCATGCAATTTGGGCTGGTAGCTCCAACACCACAAGCAAAATTGGTCATGGAATCAATTACCACACCACGCGATCGCCTAATTCGTGTTGATATTGGTGGCACAAAGCGCGTTGGCCGTAAATATGGCGGCAAAACAAGCAAAAGCGGAAAGCGAACAAATCAATCACAAGC